GTGCAGCATCGTTCCTAATAAGAACATGGGCGGCGGCGGTGTGACCGTCAATCAAACTGTCAACATATCGACCGGCGTCTCACAGACCGTGCGCGCTGAAATCACTCAGCTCATGCCGCAGATTGCAGAAGCGTCGAAAGCCGCTGTGCTCGATGCACGCAAACGCGGCGGCGCTTATAGCAAGGCGTTTTAATCATGGCCATTATCTATCCCTTATCAATGCCGACCGTCAAAACGCTGAAGTCAATCCGGCTGCAAGCAAAAAACGTGGTCGCGATTTCGCAGTCGCCATTCACACTAAAGCAGCAAGTCGTTTCTCACACAGGCCAGTGCTGGTCGGCTGACATAACACTGCCGCCATTGACCAGAGCACAGGCTGAGGAATGGCTGTCATTCCTCATAAGCCTGAAGGGGCAAAAGGGCACATTTTTGATGGGCGACCCGTCCGGTGCGACTGCCCGCGGTTCTGCATCAACAACCGCCGGCACGCCTTTGGTGAATGGTGCAAGTCAGACCGGCGACAATTTGGCGATTGATGGCTTGCCGACAAGTGTTTCGGGTTATCTAAAAGCCGGCGATTATATTCAGCTCGGCACAGGCTCAGGTGCGACGCTTCACAAGGTGCTGACAGACACCGACACTAACTCATCGGGCGAGGCAAATATTGATATTTTCCCATCACTCCGCACATCACCGGCTGATGATGCGGCGGTCACGGTGTCTAACGCCAAAGGTGTTTTTCGCTTGGCGACCAGCGACGTCAACTGGACGGTCGATGAGGTCGTGCATTTTGGCTTGAGCTTTTCATGCGTTGAGGCCATATCGTGAGCCGCGAGCTAACAACCGGCCTGTCGCAGCAAATTGCGCGTGATGAAATCACGCTTTTTTTTGCGACCGAATTATTTTTTGACACGCAGACTTTGCGGTTTTGGTCGGGTTTAGGTGAGGTTGAGCTTGATGGCGACACATATGTCGGCTCAGGCAATATGCTGCAAATATCGAGCATTGACGAAAGCGCAGACATATCAGCAAAGGGCGCAGCCCTCACATTGAGTGGCATACCTAGCGAGATGATAAGCCTTGCGCTGTCGGAGCCGTATCAGGGGCGCAAATGCAAAATCTTTTTTGGCGTTCTTGGCGGCGGTGATTTTCTCTTGCAGGAAGATGGTTCCTATGTATTGAACGAGGCTGGTGGTCGCTTGGACACGTCGCCGCCGGCGCAGCAAGTGATGACGCAAGTGTTTTCTGGCTACATTGACCAGATGACTATCGACGAGGGGCCGGAGACATGCACAATCGCCGTCGGTGTTGAAAGCCGGTTGATTGATTTGGAGCGTGCGCGTGTGCGTCGGTATACCGACCAAAGTCAGAAAGCACGGTTTGCAAGCGACCGCGGCTTTGAGTTTGTCAACAGTCTACAGGACAAAAAATTCGCATGGGGGCGGTGATGCGCCTTGCGGAATGGTCACATAATCTCGACGACTTTATCGACAGCATACGCGACAAGCCTTTTGCGTGGGGCAGCAATGACTGCATGACGTTCTCAAATCAGGCCGTCAAAGCAATGACAGGACGGTCATTTGCCGACGATTGGCTCGGTGAATATGCAACAGCATTATCAGCGAAACGGCATTATCTGAAAACACTGAAAGAAAACGATGCTGACAGCATTGTGGCCGCTATAGATAAGCGCCTTGAGCGAATTGATGTTGCCATACCACCGCGCGGTTCTCTGGTCGGTCGGCAAGAAATAACCGGCACGGTGACGGGGTTAGTGCTTGGCATATGCACCGGAGAGCATATTGCCTTTATATCCGATGAAGGTGTGATATTCTTACACCCACAGGCCCGCGATATTTTTTGGAAGATTTGATATGTGGCAAGTTTTACCTTTTCTTTTGCTTTTACCGACTGCCGCTGAGGCAGGGCCGGTCGCTGCCGCAGTGTCTTGGATTGCCAGCACCTATACCGCATCAGCCGCAGCGGGCGGTCTTTTCGCAGCATTCGTCAACACTGTCGGCCTCACAATCGCGTCACGCATGCTGTTTGCACCAGAGACGCCCGATGCCCCTAACGCCGGCAAGACCGGTTATGATGTTTCAGGGCTATCAGCCGCAGCCGACCATGCCATTGTTTACGGCAAGACAAAGGTCGGCGGGCCGGTAATTTACAAGGAAACAACAAATGGTGACAGCCGTTTGCACATCATCATGGCGCTTGCCGGCCATGAGATTGAGAGTGTCGAAGAGGTCTATCTCAACGATGAGAAACTGACATTTGCATCGACACTGACGACCACATTGCAGACATCGACGGCACCGGATAAATTTGACGGCAAGGTGTATTGCGCAGCATTTCTTGGCACTGATACGCAAACAGCCGCAAGCGAGCTTGTCACGGTTTCTGACGGCCTCTGGACAAACGACCACAGATTGCGGGGCATCGCATATGTTTATTTGAGATTGGAGTTTGACACTGATGCGTTTCCGCAAGGTGAGCCGCAAATCAGCGCCGTCATTAAGGGCAAAAAGCTATATAATCCAAACACGCAAACGACGGCATGGTCGGCAAACTCTGCATTGGTTTTGCGCGACTATCTCACGTCTGACTACGGTATTAACGCAGACGCCGACGAGATTGACGACACGGCTCTCATCACCGCCGCCAATATATGCGATGAGGACGTCACGCTGGCCGCTGGCGGCACAGAGAAGCGGTATGAGACGAATGGCGCATTCACCACAGGCACAGCACCAAACGGCATTCTTGAGGAAATGGTCAAAGCTATGGCCGGCTCGATGTGGTATGCGCAAGGCAAGTTTCGATGCAAGGCCGGCGCCTATACGACGCCATCGTTTACCTTTACCGAGGATGACTTGCGAGGCAATCTGCAAATTCAAACACGTCGCAGTCGACAGGAAAATTTCAACGTCGTAAACGGTAAATTCAAAGGCGAGGAAGCGAATTGGAAGCTGACCGATTATCCTGAAATTCGCTCAACGACGTTTATAAATGTTGATGGCGGGGAAGAGCAAAAAACAAATCTTGACTTGCCATTCACATCAACCAGCACAATGGCGCAGAGGATTGCCAAAATTATGCTTTATCGCAACCGCGAGCAGCTTGTCGTTTCGACTGTTATGGGTTTGCGCGCGATGCAAGTGCAAGTCGGCGACGTTGTTTCACTGACAAACACCCGCGCCGGTTGGAGCGCAAAAACATTTGAGGTCTTGGCGTGGCAGTTTCAGCCCTCTCAAGACGTCGCGCCTCAAATAAATTTGACGCTCGGAGAAATTAGCTCGGCTGTTTACGACTGGAGCGCTGAGGAAACATCATTCGAGGATAACAACACAGCTCTGGCCGATGCATTTCTGCCGGCACCTGTGGGGCTGTCTATTGCGGTTGAGCCTCGCGTCATTAATGAGCACGTCGTCACAGTGCTAAAAGCAACAGTCACGGCAGACCTTGCGGAGCGTGTTGACTTTGTCGAGGTTGAATTTAAGAAGTCATCGGACACGACATTCACGCAACTTGGCGTCGGCGAGCTTGGCGTGTTTGAGGCCATAGATGTTGAAAACACCAACTATGACATCAGGGCGCGCTCAATAAACACATTTGGTGTGCGCTCCGAATATGAGCTGCGCCAAAATTTCACGGTCAATGCCTTTGCCGATGCACCAGAAAATGTCACCGACTTCAACGCAACGGTCGGCGGTGCGCTGCTGAATTTGGAATGGTCGCCGGTTGGCGACCTTGATTTGAGCTTTTACCGCATACGACACGCAGTGGAGACAAGCGGCGGCTCATGGGCAAGCGCAACAACAGCCGTCAATAAGGTGGCACGACCGGCCAACAGTGTGACCGTTCCGGCACGCTCTGGCACCTACACAATCCGAGCCTATGACAAACTCGGCAATAACAGCGTGGCATATACGTCAATCGTCGTGCCCGCTGAGGATTTGGAAGATTTCACAAACACAAACTCACAGGCAGAGCATTCCTCGTTTTCTGGCTCAAAAACCAACGTCGCCGTCACATCAAGCAAGTTAAGGCTGGTCACGACGACCAACGCCACACCGTCATCACCCGCAACAGGCGCCTATGATTTCAGCAACTACATCGACACGAGCAGCGTTCGGCGTGTCAGGGCGAGAATAGACTGCAAGCTGGTGCGGTTTAATTCGGGCGCCGGCCTGTGGGATGACATCGCGGGGAATTGGGACACATGGTCTGGCTTGTGGGATAGCTGGTCTGACCCGCAATTTGCAGACCACAATGTCTTGTTCTATATTTCAACAACTGACGATGACCCATCTGGCTCGCCGACGTGGTCGGATTATAAACTATTTAAGGCGGGTGACTTTAGTGGCAGGGCGTTTCGTTTTCGTGTAGTATTGGTCAGCGAGGCCGAAAACATATCGCCAAGCATATCTGAGCTGACAGCCGTGGTGGAGTATAACTAATGGCAACACATGATTATGTAATCGACAATCAGACAAGCGCTAGTGCGCGCGGTGACATCAACAATGTTCTGCAAGCGATATTAACAAACAACAGCAGCGCGACAGCGCCAAGCGTCACAGCGGCCAACATGCTCTGGTATGATACGGCAAATAACTTGCTCCGCATGAGGGATGAGGCTGACGCAGGATGGATTATCGTCGGCTATCTTGACCAATCAGGCTCAAAGTTCGAAGTCCGCACCGATGTCATTCAAGCCGCGTCTGGCTCTGGCACTGTTGTAAAAAATAGCAGCGGCACGACCATCATTGACCTGTCGGTGGCATCTCAAGCCACCGCGGAAGCTGGCACGAACAACGACCAGATAATGACACCGCTTCGCACATCACAAGCCATTGCAGCTTTAGCCGACACTGGCCTAAAGCACGTTGGCACGACTGAGCCATCATCAAACACCGGCACAATCACGGTGTCAGGTCTTGGCAACTACAGCTATGTCAAGGTTGGTTTCTTGCTTAATATCACCTCTGAAAACGCTTCTTACCAGCCAACGTTCAAAGCTGGCGGCGCAAGCACACGCAGTTTGATTACGTTGCAGGATAAATTAGACCAAGCGGGGCCGGGCGGCGACGTTGCCGATTATGCGCGTTCCTATTTTGGCACTGTTGAGATTATGAATTTCAACAACGGTCAAAGCGGCATCGGCAAACCAGTATCAATGGTTCACTCAAGCAGAGAAGATGAAGTTGGAAGCAATACTGAGGCTGGTGGCGAAGTCATCGGAGGCCCTTTTGAAAGCGAACAACCGCAATACTATAGAAGCGCAATCTCCACTCGCAGCGAAGCGTGGTCATTCGTGCAGTTCACAACGTCTGGCGCTTTCCGCGGCAGCAATAGTTCATTCGTCACAGTGTGGGGCATATAATGACTGACAAAAAAATATCGCAGCTTGACGCAATAACCGGCGCCAACACCGCGTCAGATGATGCGTTTGTTGTGGTAGACACTAGCACCGGCGTCACTAAAAAAATCACACGCGAAGAATTGAACAACGCCATCGAGCAGGACGTTTTATCGACTGTTGACATCAACGGCGGCACAATCGACGGCACGACTATCGGCGGGTCAACTCCTGCGGCTGGGTCTTTTACCACAGCAGATATTGATGGCGGCACTATTGATGGGACGACTATCGGCGGGTCAACTCCTGCGGCTGGCACGTTTACTACGCTTGACGCAACTGGAGCAGTCGTTGTTGGTGGCGACCTGACAGTCAATGGCACAACGACCACCATCAACAGCACGACATTGACAGTCGATGACAAGAACATCGAATTGGCATCTGGCGCGGCTGATGCTGCCGCAGCCAATGGTGCTGGCATCACGATTGACGGTGCGAGTGCAACCTTTAATTATGCCAGCAGTGGCGACAAGTGGACGTTTAACAAGCCGATTGATGTTACAGGCAATATCATTGTTTCTGGCACAGTCGATGGCCGAGATGTTGCGGCTGACGGCACTAAGCTGGATGGCATCGAAACAGGCGCTACGGCAGACCAGACAGGCGCAGAAATAAAAGCGGCATATGAGGGTCAATCTGACACAAACGCCTTCACGGATGCATTGCTTACCAAACTCAATGGTATTGAGACATCAGCCACGGCTGACCAGACCGCCGCAGAAATACGGACGTTGGTTGAGAGCGCAACTGATAGTAATGTTTTCACCGATGCAGACCATACGAAGCTGGACGGCATCGCCACTGGTGCAACCAATGTCTCATCCCTAACCGACCTCAGTATTAGTGACGGCACTAATGGTCAGGTCTTGACAACAAATGGCTCTGGAACTTTTACGTTCTCTGATGTATCGGCAACTGACGCGCAAACGCTTGATGGCATTGACAGCAGCCAATTCTTGCGGAGTGATGCTAATGACACTTTTGCTGGCACTCTTACTCTTGATGGCACACTTTTACTTCAAAATGATGGCGTTACTGGTCAGGGTGATAACAACACCCATTTCAACTATCAAGGCACAGGCGTAAATTACATCCGTGGCACTACAACTAATTTGAACGGAACGACTGTAAATTGTAACGCCAGAATTGAGATGAGTAATGTCTTAGACATGAACAACTATGACATTTATGGCGTTGACCAGATATTTCACGAAGGCGACACAAACACTTATATTCAGTTCCATGCGTCAGACCAGTTTAGGGTTGTTACGGGCGGCACGGAGCGTCTTGAAGTAAACAACAGTGGCGTTAATGTTGCGGGTAATCCTGTCGCAACCACGCAATTTAACACTGTTGGGTCTTACGTCTTGGCTCACCACACAACGTCAAACGCATCGATAAGTGCAAATGCAAATATTGGTGGAAGCAGTTTACGCGCTGTTGGTTTTTATCATCTGCTTGGGGTTAATTCGACCAACGCTTATTATCCCGAAGAAGATGCAACAGCGTTAAGTGGAAGCTGGCGTGCAATGGGCGAGGCACGAGACAATAGTGCGCCAACGAGTTTGCGCCCTGCAACACTTTTTGTGAGGTATGCTTAAATGTCACTAGAACTTGAATATAGAAACGCAGTTTTCAAATCAGCAGACGGCTTGTCAGGCGTAATCGACTGCGAGATAAACCACCCTGATTATGGCTGGATTGAATATACCATCGACCCAAACGACACGGACGAGACAGTCAGCAACTCTTATTTGACAACGCAGATGCAAGAGAATGATGACGTTGCAGCTTATGTCGCTCCTACGCAAGAGGAAATCGACGCTTCCAATGCTGAGAAAATTAGGATGCGCCGCAATGCTATGCTTGCCAGCATTGTTGACCCTATTGTGTCAAACCCACTGCGGTGGGATGGGTTGACATCAGAGCAGCAGACAGAAATGCAAACTTATCGCACCGCCTTATTGAATGTCACAGAACAAGAGACATTCCCCACATCTGTAATTTTCCCAACCATCCCATCTTGGGCTGAACCTCAACTTTAAGGAGATTAAAATGGAAACCATTATCAGCTATGCGACAGCAATTATTTCAGCCTGTTCTATTATTGCGGCGGTAACACCGACCCAGAAAGACGATAACTTTATCGGCAAGCTTTATCGCATCATTGACCTCTTGGCCGTTAATATCGGCAAGGCGAAGGACAAATAAGATGTCAACCCAAGCGCAGTTGGAAGCGCATGAGCGCGAGTGCAAGGTGTTTCGTCAAATGGTTGATGATAAATTAAACACGCTTGACCGGCGCATGTGGCGCATCGAGGCGCTTGCCTTTATGGCTGTGATTGGCCTGTTTACGCTTGGCGGCATAATCCTGCAAAAGCTGTGAGGCGTCATGTGGCGCGCCGGTGTTATCATGTTGCTGTGTCTCACCGCAGCGCACGCTCAGAATGAGCAGACCGGCGACCTGAATACCAGCAACGTGAACAGCACGGTCTCAAGCAATAACCCGTCGACCTCAACGACAAACAATTATAATGGCGCTGGTGCGGCCTCTAACGTCACGCCACCACCGACCGCCGTGGCACCTAGCACGCCATCAGGCGGCTCTGAGAGCTGTCTTGTGGGCATCTCAGGGGGCATTCAGGTCAATGTGCTTGGTCTCAGCATGGGCGGTTATCGCTCCGACGGAAACTGCGAGCGTCGCAGAGACGCCAAAGCGCTGAAAGAACAGGGCATGACTATTGCTGCGGTGGCAAGGCTTTGCCAGTCTGTTGAGACGTGGCGCGCAATGTTTCAATCGGCAACGCCATGCCCTATCGCTGTCAATGGCAAGCTCGTGGTCGGCAGAGCCGCAACATTGCTCATGCGTCGAGACCCTGAGATTTTTATACCGGATTATCTGGCGCGCAAAAATTTCTATGATATGATTTTACGGATAGGAAAGGATGACACCGATGAAGAAAATGGCGACAACGCTGGCGGCTCTATTTCTGAGCGTTTCCGCAGCTCAATCAGAAACGACGATTGACAATCTGGTCGAGGCCAGCCGCACCATCGCGGTCAAACTTGAGCAGGGCCGATATGCAGCATTCGGTGCAGAGCACTATGCATCGACCGGCGGCGTGATTGATTATAGCTCAGTCATTCCTGAAGAGTATCTCATCACAGACGCAGACGTCGCAGCTTATAGTGAAGCGGTCGCCGCGGTTCAGGACGCGCTTTTTTACACGACGCAAATGGCGCTTGAGGAAAAGGCAGCGCAGTCGATGGTCAAAGTTTCGGACGCGGTCGACACGCTAATTGTGGCCAGTGTGCAACTCAGCATCGCGTCAGAGGTCGAGGAAAAGGCCACCGTCGCGCAAGAGACAAACGACGTCGAAGAGCAGCTCGAAGTCCAGCAATTTTTAGAGACGCACGACGTCAGCATTAAGCAAGAAACGGTCGCAGACTATAATAATTCGCTGACCGAAATTGCGGTGAATGCGCGTGATGCCGGCGCGTTTCTTGCAGCGTCGAAGAATGAAAGCCTGACGAGCATCTCCGACCAGCATGCGCAAGACTATGGGCAGTCAATGGCAGAGGCGTCGATTTCTTACAGCGCCACCAACGACATTTTGAGCGTGCAGTGGGCAACAAACATCGGCGGCATATCTTTTCACGATTTCTTGACCAGCGATTATGTGAGCGCCGCAGACGTGCTGTCGACCGGCGAAACCATCTATCTTGACCAGCAGCAAGCCTACATGCAATGAGCCTCGAAGATACAGAGCTGACAATCGGCGGCACAAAGCTGCGCGGCGTGTGGATAGCTATCGTCGTTTCTCTCGCCTCGACCATTGGCGGTTTCATATACGGTGCGGCAGAATTAATGGGCCGTATCGAAGCAAATGAAAAAGCTGTTGCCGGCAATGGTGCGACGGCAGAAAAATTGACCGTGCTTCACACTAATCTTGAAACCATCATGGAAAATCAAAAAGAATTGCTCGACATGCGCGACCGGATTGCTGAGGTCGAAAAGACGTCGGTCGAGAATGATTTGCTGGTCAAACAGTTTGACGAAAAGGTCAAATCAATCGACAGTCGGTTTAGCAAGATTAATCGGGAGATTGACGACTTGTGGCGCGGTTTAGACGCTGCAAGTAATCCGCTGAAATAATGACTTGGAAAACAGTCAGAGGGGCAGTTTCAATCGGGGCAGCGGGCGAGCATCTCGCCATGTCGGCGTTTAAGATGTTGGAGTATAAGTGCGCGCTGGCAAATCTTGAAGGCTGTGACATCGTCATCTGGGACGACGACGGCAGACCGTTAAAATGCGAGGTAAAGACCGCCACCGGCCCGCGCAGCGACACCGGCAAGTCGTGGGCATTTATGACCAGCAAAGGCAGCAAGACAAAGCGGCAAATCACGACAGACGACGCCGACCTGATTTGCTATGTCGCGCTCGATTTGCGTCGCATATGCATCAGGTGCACATCGACGGTCACGTCAAAGCGCACGACGTTATATCGCGAAGATTTCTTGGAACCGGAACAGAAACAGATTAGACTTGCAATAAGCAAGGCACGGAGACGCTTAAATGATTATTGAGCCGGTATCATGGGAAGAAATCGAATTTTTTTCGAGGTCGGAATGGGCCTGTCAGCATTGCGGACGGTGCGAGGTCGACGAGACATTCGTCATGCGCATTGACGAGCTGCGTCGCAAGTATGGCATGCCTCTGCGCATCACGTCTGGTTATCGGTGCCCTGAGCACAACGCAGCGGTCAGCTCGACCGGCCATGACGGGCCGCACACGACAGGTCGTGCTGTTGACCTAGCGGTGAGCCGCGGCGAGGCGTATCAGGTGCTCAAGATTGCGATGGCAATGGGTGGCTTTTCTGGTTTTGGTTTTGCGCAGCGCGGCTCTGGTAGGTTCCTGCACATTGACGATTTGCGCAATGATGAGACGGTCGGGCCGAGACCGACGATATGGTCATATTGATATGGTTTTTCCGCCATCGCCGCAGGATGACAGCATTCAAGGCGATGAGGCGCGCATGTATTGGCTGGGCGTTATTCACGATGAGCTGACCGGCGAGCTGGCAGCGTCGCACACGACCGGCGAGCTATCGCAAAAGCGATTTGAGTTTACGCTGCAAAAGGTGGTAAATTTATGCAACACAGCCGCGGTGGCTGGCGGGGCGAAATTTGATAAGACGGAGCACTGACGATGGGATTGATGTCACGAATATTCGGAAGCGAGAAAGCACTGAGCGCCACAATCAGCGGCGTGACAAAGGGGCTTGATGCGCTGGTATATACCGACGAGGAAAAGGCACAGGCCGCAGCCGAAGAGCGCACAGCGGCACGTCAGATGGTCGTCGGTTGGATGGAACGCACGCAAGGGCAAAATCTGGCGCGCCGATTTATTGCTCTGGTCGTGACCGGCATCTGGGCCATTCAATACGTCGCCGCGATGGCGCTTGACGTGGTGGCCATCTGGTCGACCGACAAGCGCTTCTCATCATCGGCTGACAGCATCAGAGACGGTGGCGATAGCGTGACCGGCGCCATGATGCTCGTGCTGGGTTTCTATTTTGCAGCGCCACATCTCGACAAGGTCGTCGGTGGTGCGATGCAGAGGTTCAATGGCAAAGCAAAAGATTAACATCTGGCGGTCGCGTCCGGTGCGATGGTTTCAGCGCCGGCTGACAAAGCTGCAAGATTGGCTGTGGCGAAAGCAATGGCTGAGAAAGTAGACACGGTCATTTTTTTCGTTTGGATGGCATTGCTCATGCTGGCCTTTTTGCCGCTGATTTTGCTGTCATCTCTCATCACTGACAGCGGTTCACGATATTTTTTTTGCGGCATGCTCGCCGGAGCCGCAGCTTTCCTAGCTTTTTGGGCATAAAAAAATTTCACATTTTGTGTCACGAAGTGTTGCACGCGGTCACGAAACGTGTATAATCAAATTATCGGAAACGCAAACAGAGGAGTGAAACCGATGAGTGAATATGAAGAATACAGCGACAAGCAAATGTTGCACAGAATTGAGCGCCTTGAGTATCACATCAATTTGCACTTGCGCAAGGCAGGGGAGCTTGGCATTCGCCTTGCCGCTGCAATGAGCCAACCACATGAGCTGCCTCATGGTCGACGCATTGGTGAATTTATCGAGGACATCACCGAACAGGTCGATGAATACATGAAAGGCATTGTGCGTATGGAAAATCTATATGAAGAGATGCGCACAGAGATGGTGAGCCGCAAGGTTCGCACGCCTCTCCGCAAGCGCAGCCTCGATGTCATCCATCAATATCGTCAGTATGACGAAAACAGAAAGGTGTGGGCCTAACGGCCCGCACCCCAATGGGGAGCATCATCATGAAAAATCATGAAACCATCAATCATCCTGATTTTCTTATCCGCAAGGGCAGCGTCGCGCCGGTCAAACTGACACCGGCCCGTCGCAAGCGCCGCACGAAATTCAAAGTCGTGCCGCCGAAGCAGCTCGGCAAGACGTGGGACGCGCGGTTCAAGAAATCGCAATTCGTTCGCATGCATTTCAACAATGAGCATTCGCAGCTCAGTGGCGTGCATTGCATGTGGGCATTCGTCGGCCACAAGTGGGTGCACCTGTCGACCGCACGGGGCACCGTCCGGTTCAAAATGAAGCGCGCCGATTATGAGCGCATGAAACCAGAGGTGCTGGCTTAGGCCGGCACCTCGCCATCAGAGGAGAATGAAAATGCCAAAATTGAAACACATCAAAAAAACTGTCGACGGCGGCTATACAAGCTGGTCGGTTCCTGAATTGCGCGACGCTTGCGTGAGGAAGCGTTATGAGAGCTGGGAGCTAACCGTCAAGCGCGTCGACTTGCTCTGGGCTTGCAAGGCGACCGGTGCGCTGGGGCTGGGGCCACCTCGCGCGCGGACGCTTCAGCAGATGGACGAATATGTCGACCGGATGCTCAGCATGAGTGACCACGAGCTAGTCGAGAGGGCATATCTCGCGAAAACGACGGCGCTTGAAATGTCGGGCAACGACAGGATGCTGGACAACCAAAGGCATCGCATGGTCGAGCTCTGGAGCGACCGAGCCGACCTACTCATGCTTTTATATCGCGACCGTGTCGGTCAACCCGTCGAGGGCCAAGTCTCGCTCGCGGCTGAATAGGGAGAAGCAAAATGAAAATCAAAACTCGTGACTATGAAATTTTTCGCATGCCACCAGAGGGCGACTATATCCGCGTTCGGGTGGTCGGCGAAACGCTGGCCGGTCTACAGGCGGGCCGGTCAGCCTATCTGCGCGAATTCAGCCGGCACGAGGCGCGTGTCGAGCGCGGCTCGGAGACAAGCCTGACGTGTATCATCAGGCGCCGGCAGAGCTGCTGACATGGCACGCATCTATTCATTCGATGGCGGCACGCGGTTGGACACTGACCCTGACCGCGTGCTGCAAGAGCTGCACGGCCAGCTCGACGCATTCATTCTGGCGGGTATCACAAAGGACGGCGATGACATATTCGTGGTGACGTTCGCCAATTTGCCAGAGGCGCTGTGGATGCACGAGAAGCTGCGCGACAATATCAAAGAGCGCGGGGAACCGGAAAAATAGGCATGAAATTATTTTCACATTTGTCACAAATTGTGTTTGACAGCATGTCACAAATCGTGCAATAAAATGGTTATCGGAAACGCAAACAGAGGAGTGAAACCGATGATGAAACTGAAAAAAACCGCAGACGCCAAATGGAACGGCAACGGCATGGGCAATGACAAAGCCGAGTGGGCTGTCGCCGGTCACGAGAACATCGTTGTGCGCAATTTTTCAAACCGCTGGGTGGCTTTGGATTTTGGCGAATTTGCAATGCTTGGGCACCGCAAGGTTTTCAAGCGCATCGCCGCAGCCGACACTCGCAAAGAATTGCTGGTCATGCTGGCCGGCAAATTGGCATAGGGGAGAATGACCATGAAAAAATTCAACCAAAATCAAATCATCAGCCGCCGCGGTCATAACGTGCCGGCTGACGTGCACAAGCTGGTCGTCAAGATGGCTGCGCGCTGCATGCGCGAGCTGTCGAAGAAAGACTATGAGCTGCCGCCGCTGACGCGCAGCATTGCAGTCATCACAAAGAAAAGCGGTCAAGCCTCATATGGTGGCGCGGGCGGCATCACGATTGACGTCTCAGATTACATGCGCGGCTGTGACCGGCTCTGGGAGTATAAAGCAATCGCCAATGACCCTGTCATCGGTGCCGTGGCACTGGCCGGTCATCGTGACAACGTCCTGTTCGCTCTTGTGGCGCACGAGGTCGCGCATCACGTTCAGACAGACTATGCGTGGAAAATGAGCGACGCATGGGCAGAGAAAATGAAAAAGCCGCACGGTGACGGGTGGCGAATGATATATCGCTGGCTGCGACGGGAGCTGGTCAATCCGGCAATCGCAGCCGCGTTAAAAGAAGCCGCGTGAAGCGGTCGACAAGAACGAGGGCGGCGGCAGTGTGTTGCCGTCCTCACAAAATGGTTAATGCTTAAATGGAAGGAATGAAACGATGAGCAACCAAAAATTCAAAATGACATTGACCGGCCCTATCAGTGCGATGGGCGACGTCGTGAATGCTGCGACCGGTCATGGTGGTAAAATTGAGATGGTGCAGATTGAGGACGCCAAGCCGGTGCCTCAGATAAGCACGCCTCAAATACCGCTTCTTCAACCGGTCACGCGGAAAAGCGACGAACCGGTCGAGCTGAATGGCCGCGGCCCTAAAAAGGACGGCGTCAGCACGGTCGAGGTCTATCGCGTGTTTAGAGACTTCGATTTGCAAAACAGCACATCGGTCGGCGTGTGGAAGTGTCTTGAGGGCAAGCTAGGCCGCAAAGTCAACAAGGCGTCTGTCAATGCCGCTATTCACAGGCTGGTTCACACTGGCTTTATCGCGGTGACGACGCCCGATAAAGAGCGTTATCGTAGCTATCAATGCAACGGTGTTGGTTTGACCGACGCGCATTTTGTCGAGCGATACACTGAAGCAATTCAGGAATATCGGAGCCAATACGCACAGTGAAGGTGGCAGAGGCCGGCGCGTTAAACTCCCCGTGCCGGCCTCAAACCAATGGAGAAGCAAATGGAAATGAGCAAGGAATATCGTCAGACGCTTGAGGAAGATAAACGCGAGCGCATGATGGAGCGAGAGCTGGGCGTGCCGCCGCGCGTGCCTGAAGCCTATCGGCTGGTCATCATTACGGATGAGGACGGCCAGAATAAATTTGTCGAAGCACGACCGGTGCCGCGATGGTGGATGCAAGTGTTCGAGGCAGCGGCGCTGCTGCTGATGATTGGAACGGGCTTGCTTTTCTATGCCGCACTGGTTTAGGGTTCGGAATGTGACGAGATTGAGGTGAGAACGATGAAAGAATTTCGAGACGATGATGGCAACCTGACGGCGGTGACGACAGAGACCGAGCCGACCGTGCAACCAGCGGCGCTGGCCTATTTGCGGCCATGCCCTGAGTGGCGGCGCTTTCCAGCGGAGATATATGTCAAGCATGGCGACACGCATTTCGGCGTCGCGATAAACCGCGACCAGTTAATGAATTTGCTGACAAAGGGCACACAGCTATTGCGTGAGCACGACAAGCAGCCTATAGAAGATGTTGAGGTGGAATGATGACAGAGGCAATCGAAACAATTCAGGTCGAAGAGCATGACGAGGCGACAACGCTGGCCATGCTGTCAAACTTTGCGGGGCTGACCGACCGCGATGCATTCACGCAGCTTTTCAATGACGTTGTGAGCATCATGAATATGTCGCACCGGCAGCGCGGTCATGTGACCGATGAGGATTTGGTCGAGCGTATGACGTGGGCACTTGAGAAAGCGGTCGGCTATACGGCGCCGGTCGAGACGACGCTCGATGACGTTTGATGGGTGCACGAACGACCGATGCTATATGAAGGAAACATGCTTGCGATGGCTTAATCGCGACACATCGCAGCGACGCAGAAAGTTTCCGCAATCAGGGGCATTTTGCAGCTTTAGAAGGGAAAAACCAAATGACACTGCAAGAATATTTCAAAACAACGCCGGAGATGACCGACGATAAATTTGCCAAGCGCATCGGCACCAGCCGCAGCGCTGTGACGCAATATCGTCAGGGCACACGGTTCCCGCGCCCGCTTATCATGCTGGCCATTGAGGATGTGACCGATGGCAAGGTCAACGCCAGCGACCAGCTCAGAGGCTTGCGTCGTGAGGCTCTATGAATACGCATTGCCAATACCGCCAAGCGTCAACGCCCTCTGGCGTGTCTCAGGGCGGCGCATGCACCGGTCGAAGAAATACACTGACTGGCTTGAAGAGTGCTTGCTCATGCTTGAGCTGGAACAGCGGCCACAAATTGCCGGCCCGTTCATTTGCGAAATCACGGTCGGCAGACCGCGTCGCAAAGATGGCTCAATATCGACGCGCAAGGTCGACATCGACAATCGCGTTAAGCCGGTGCTCGACTTATTGCAGCACGCCGGTATCGTGGTCGACGACGCAAATGCGTGGCAAGTGATGGTGATGTGGTCAAACGACATTGACTATTGTCAGGTCAGAGTATGGGAGATGGATTGATGGCAGGTGGTAATAGGTGGCTTAATTTAGATGACGAAAAGGTTCGCAGCTTGTTTTGCTTAATTGATAAAGATGTTTGTTATAAATCAAACAAACGTGTGGCGGGTAGTTTGAGTGAAGGTTACCGCAGGGTTTCGATACAAGGTAAGTCGACCGGTGCACATCGCGTGGCTTGGTTTTTACATTATGGCAAATGGCCTGATGGCTTCATTGACCATATAAATCACGACCGCAGTGACAATCGCATTGAAAACCTAAGGTTAGTGTCGCGGTCAGATAACGCACGCAATCAAAAGTTAAACCGCCATAACACTTCTGGTTTTAACGGCGTGAGCTATCACAAAAAACGGCAAGAATGGCGAGCAGCAATCCAAGTTAATGGCAAAAAAAAATGGGTTGGTTCGTTTAAGACAAAAGACGAGGCAATCGCCGCGAGGCAAAAAGCAAACGTGGTTTATAAATTTCACGAAAATCACGGGGAGATTAGTCAATGACAGGGTTTGCAAAACACGGCATTGACGCGGCAAGCGTCAGCATGGGGAATACATTTGAGGCGGCACCGGCGGCATACGTCATGCAGTATATGTTCAAGCTGCGCAGCGCCGGCAATCAGAACACGGCGCGCGGAAGCGCGACAGAGGTCGGCTTTGAACGCGCATGGGGCGATGAGTTTAGTGAATTCGACCTTGCCCGCGGCCAACAGGCAGCGCTTGATGACTTTAACCGGCAAACGGCACTGGTCGTGGCACCGGAGCTGCGCGAGAAAGAGGCGGCACTGATGGCCGGATTTGTCGAGCAAACGGTCGAAGCACTGAAAGAATATGGCCGACCGCACAGCACGCAGAACAAGCTCGTCGGTGAGGTTGATTTTGGTGATGGTAAGGTCGACGTGCTCGGATATGACGATTTCGTTTGGGAGACGCCTGACAAGGTCGTCATCGACCTCAAGACGACCAAAGCGTGCCCGTCAGAGATGCGCGCACAGCACCGTCGTCAAATTGCGGTATACCACCACCTGAAGGGCGGCGATTATCGCTGTGGCGTCACCTATGTCACGCCTAAGAAGCATGCAACCTATTGGCTGACCGATGAAGAGTGCGAAGCGGAATTCGACGAGTTTAGAAACATTCTTAAAAAGATGAACCGCTTTTTGCTGACATTCGACAGCGCAGAACACGCGGCGTCATGTTTGACGCCTGATTATTCGTCGTTTTATTTCGGCGATGCAAATTTCCGGTCACAGGCCCGCCAGATATTTGCTCAGTAATAGGGCCAAAGGAGAAAGCAAAAATGCCTTTAATGCTTAATAACGGTGGCGGCAGCTCGTCAGGTTTCGTTCGATATATGGCCTCGACATCGTCGTGGGAAATGTCAGCGGAAGGTGGCAAGCAGCCATTCACATTCACAAAAGCCGCTTTTGATTTCGCCAACATCCAAACCGGATGGTGCGCGTTTGAAGAGGGGCAAGGCCCGCAATGGGTGATGGATGAAAGCCTCACAAAGCCGGCTGCGCGACCTGAAGGTGAAAACTGGAAGCGCGGTTTCAAAATCAAACTGTTCTCAAAAGATATGTTTGGCGATGAGCCGGTGCGTGAATGGGCAACAAACAGTGCCGGCGGCACGATGGCCATTCAGCAAGTATATGCCGAATGGGAGAAACAGGCTGACGATAGCAAGGTCGCTGTCGTGCAGTTTAATGGGGCGACACCGACAAAGGTCGGTCGAGGCTCGACAACGGTGCCGCAATTTGAGATTATCAAGCTCATTGGCCGGCCCAATGAATTGGACGCAGTGGACACACCTCCCCCCGCTGCGCCATCGGTGGATGACGATGAAGATGAATTTGCCATCTAATTCGTGATTTACCGGAACGGCGGCGGGCGAGATTGCACAAATCCCTCTGTTCGCTGCACAGCTCGTCGCCGTTCAAATAAATCACGGAGAGGTGGAAGATGAGACCGTTATATGAGACCGACGCCGACTTGGCGCGGGAGAAGCAAGTCGCAGACCGACTGTCAAAGCTCTGGCAGTGGGAAATGCGCAAGCTGCCGATAAGTTATAAGGCAGACTATCTGGCCACCGGTCAGCACCCGTTCAGAACGAACCAGAGCGTCGGTCGGGCGTGGGTAGAGATACGGTGCCGCAATCACACGCACGACACATATCCATCGGTTTTTATCAGCGTGCAAAAGGTCAGTTATGTGGCAGAGCTGATGCGCGTCACCGATTTGCCGTTTTATTTTGTCGTCGCGTGGCAGGACATGGTCGGTGTGGCAGAGCTGCACCCGCCGTTTGAGGTCGATTGGACGGGCCGGAATGATTTGAGAGACAGCGCAGATGTAGAGCCTATAGTGCATGTGCCGCTGAGTGAGTTTGACATGCTATGGGAAACAGAGGGGCAGAGGAACGATGAGCGACAAAGCGAGTTTGATTGATAAAGCACTGGAAGTGGCCGAAGAATATCCGGTCTTCCCATGTGGCGAAAATAAGGCACCTATTGTGGCCGGTGGATTTAAGGCCGCGACACAAGACCCTGACGAGGTCGAGCGAATGTTTTCACTGCCGGCAGCGGCATTGATAGGCGTGCCGACCGGTAAGGCATCAGGGCTGGCAGTCATTGACGTCGACGTCAGAGACGGCAAGGCCGGCAAGGAATGGGTGGAGAAGAACGCTGAGATGCTAGGCGGCACCCGCAAGGTGCAGACGATGTCAGGCGGCTGGCATTTCTACTATCAGCACGAGGATGGGCTGAGAAATAGCGCCGGCATAGATGGCAACACAGATATTCGCGCAGAGGGCGGGTATGTTATATACCCTGACGGCGAGCAATATCGGTTTTTGAATGACGAAGACATTGCACCGTTCCCGCCGCAGATGCGATTAAAGCTGTCATTCTATGAAGGCGAGATGTCGACCAGCTTTGCACAACAGGTCGTCGAAGATGGCCTATCCCGCATCTCTGACGGTCGCGAGAAATACATGGCCAGTCTAATCATGGCGACGGTCGCCGAATATGTCAGGTCGCATGGCGTGCCGCCGACGGTCGATTATCTCATCGAGCAAGCGTGGCCGATTTACAAGGCGCGCGTGTTGAGCCGCACCGGCGACCTCGAACGTGAAGGCCGAGGGCTGACAGAGTTTGTCAAGAAGTGTGAGAGCACCATCAAGCGCGTCAGGGCAAAGGCGATTGACGACATTGAGGTGCGACCGCAGCCGAAAGAAAAGCAATCGGATATTATAACAAATGTTATAACGCCGATGCGAGAAATTCGTTTGCGGTTTATGGAAGAGCTTGAGATGGCACCGCCGCCGCAATTTCTGGTCGGCGACTATATTATCGAAAACTCATTCATATGCCTCTATGCCCCGCCAGCGTCGTATAAATCGTTTCTGGTGATGGATTGGGCGCTCTCGGTGGCACACGGCGCCGACTGGGCAGGGCGACCGACAAGGCAAGCGCCGGTCGTTTATCTGGCGATGGAAGGTCAGACCGGCCTTATAAACCGTGCATTGGCATGGCATCATGACCGGAAGCTGCCGGCCAAAGACGTGCCGTTCGCAGCGGTGACAACGTCGCTGATGATGGCCGATAACGGTCAGGCCGATACTGAGGCGCTCATAGAGGCCATCAGGGGCGGTATGAGCGAGCCGCCGGCACTGATATGCATCGACACCCTATCGCGCGTCATGGACGGCGACGAGAACACTCAGACGTCAATGTCGGCGTTTGTCAGGCATTGCCAGCAGATACAAGAGGCGTTTGAGTGCGCTGTGCTGGTCGTGCACCATACCGGCAAGGCCGGTCAGGGTGCTCGTGGCTCGTCAGTGCTGCAAGGCGCGGTCGATACCGAGCTTGAGCTGAAGCGTGAGGCGGGCGGTCAGGGCGTCGTCAAGCTGCTCGTGACAAAGCAGAAAGACATCGAAGAGGCAGAGCCAATGCACCTGAAGGCGCGTGAGGTGACATATGTGTCGCACGGTCTGGCGCCGGAACGCACGTCGCTGGTGCTCGACGTGGTCGACGCACCGGATGGCAGCGATGCCGGCACCGGACGCAAGCGGTCGAAGCTGCAAAACACTGCGATTGAGGTGTTGGAAAGATTGCTCACCGACCCGAATATGGTTGAGCATGACGCTGATGGCTCGCGTGGTATACCGGTCGACGTATGGCAAAGGGCGGTCGATGATGCAACTGGCGAGCCTAAGTCGGCACAGGCTTGGCACGGTCGCCGTTCAGATTGGCAATGGTTAGTTGAATTCAATGGGTTAGTGAATTTCTCTGAACAAATCTGAACCAAATCTTAACCAAATCTGAACATGGTGCCGTGTTCAGTTAAGTTAAGATAACCCCCTTAAAAGGGGTTATCTTTACCTGAACGGTGAACGCAACTGAATGGAGAAAGCAAATGGCAAACACAACAGAAAGAAAAAGCCGATACGATGTCGATGCGATTGGCAAGGATGATTATGTGCCGCGCCTGAAGTTTGAGCAGGATGCAATCGACGGGGCACTGAAACCGCTTGATGCAACAGCACGTCGGCTTGAGCAATCGTTCGGCGTCGGACGTCTGCAAGAGCTGGTCAGCCCTGACACGGCTGCAAAGTTTCAGGCGGCAAAGGCAAAGCTCGACGTCGCACTGCAAGACAACGATGTTGAGCTGGTCATCCGGCGGGCAAAGGTGTTGAACGCTGGCTGGCTGGCATTGGAGAAAGAAGCCATTGAGGCAGGACATAAGCCGGCGCCACCAGAGATATGGCACGCACACGCACCGGACGAGGATGGCAAGCCGGCCATTGAGTTTGTCATTGCGCGTGATAACTCTGACGCGACATTGGCGCAGACGACGCTGCCCGTGTATACTGTCGAAGAGATTGCACGCATCGTGCGTGCATGGCGGTCAGCGTTTGACGCTCATGCAGTCAAGCAACACTGGCCGCAAGCTGAGGTCGTCAGGGTTGACGGCGATGAGGTGTTTGATGATGAATTACCATTCTGAGGTGATGTGATGCCGATACCGTTATTGGCCCGTGCAGCAGCGGCAGGAGCCGCGAGCAGAAAGCCTGACCCGCGTGCGTCGCTATCTGGCATGACGATGAACATGGAAAGCAATCTCAGCGCATTCACAAAAGCGATGGATGTGTTTGGCAAAGACCAGCTCCCATTCGCCACAGCCGGTGCATTGACCGCAACGGCTTTCATTGTGCGCAACACTGTGGTTTTTGATGAATATCCGCGAGCGTTTAACGTGCGCAACAAAGGTTTGGCCGGTCGTGCGTTCAAGGTTGAGAAGGCCAAGAAGAAGCGTTTGCGTGCGCGTGTATACGACAGCCTTAAGAAAGATTTCCTGTCGATGCAGGAAAGCGGCGGCACCAAGAAGCCATCAGGCAGCACGATTGCCGTGCCGACCGACAACATCAGACTGACAGGCCGTGGCGTCAACAAGGGCAGACGACCGCGCGCATTGTTGTCAGGTGGCAAGAAAGCATTCCGGCAAAAGTCTCGCTCAGGTCAGGACGTTATCATGGAGCGCCGGACGAAGAAGCGCTATCCGCTGAGGGTGCTCTACGTCATGGAACCAGACGTCAAGATTAAGCCGCGCTTTGCGTTTTACACCGTGGCACAGCAATCGGCACAGAAAGCCTTTGACAAGAAGCTGCCGGAGTTTCTTGCGAAAGCTCGCAAATCAGCATTCAGTAAATCACAGAGAAAGGCAGCGCGTTTGCGGCGCTAGGTTCTTCTGACGGCGTCTCCCTGCGGGTATCGCTGCACCCCGAAAAAAATCTAGCGACAGAAAATTTATAAAACACCACAGAATTTGAAATATTATTGCGCGAAAAGGTAAGAAAATCATGGGTATGACAGCACAAACATGGACGGTCTCAGCGCTGGCGGTAGAGTTCAAAATGGACAGACGCACCGTGGCAGCACGGCTTGCCGGCGTGAAGCCCGCAGAAAGCAAGGGAAACTCGAAGCGTTACCGCATGGAAGATGCAGCCAAAGCCTTGCTGGGCAAGATACCGACGGCGGAAGGCGTGCTCAGTTATGACGAGGCGCGGGCGCGCAAGATTGCAGCCGAAGCTGAGATGGCTGAGATTGAATTGAAGAAAGAACGCGGCGAGGTATTGCCGCTTGACGTCGTCAACGCAGTCAATGATGAGATATATGGCAATTTCAGGTCACGCATGATGGCCGTTCCGGCAAAGGCAGCGCCGGATATATTCGCTGCCGCTGATGTGAAAGAGGCCAAAGCTGTTTTGCGCCGGCACATCAATGAGGCTCTGCAAGAGCTTTCTGACATGATGGTGGAAACATATGAAACTGACGATACCGAATTTGCCGGCAGCGAAAGCGGCGACTGAGAGAGTTCTCAATCTGATTGCGCCGCCGCCTGAGCTTTCTGTGTCACAGTGGGCCGACCGGTTCCGGCGCCTATCACCAGAGGCATCGAGCGAGGCTGGCGTTTGGAATACGTCGGCGGCTGAATACCAGCGCGGCATCATGGACGCCATATCTGACGACAGCGTCGAGAGTGTTGTCATCATGTCATGCGCTCAGGTTGGCAAGACTGAGATGATACTCAATCTCGTCGGTTATCATATCGACCAAGAGCCGGCACCGATGCTGGTGGTGCAGCCGACGCTCGACATGGCACAGACGTTTTCAAAAGATAGGCTGGCGCCTATGCTGCGTGACACGCCAAATCTAAAGGGCAAGGTGAAGGATGCGCGCGCTCGTGACAGCGGCAACACGACATTGAAAAAGAATTTCGCCGGCGGTCACGTCACGATGTGCGGTGCAAACAGCCCGTCATCACTTGCATCGAGGCCGTGTCGTGTCGTGTTGTGCGATGAGGTTGACCGCTTTCCGCTATCAGCCGGCACAGAGGGCGACCCTGTTGAGCTGGCAAAGCGTCGTGCCGCGACGTATCACAATCGCAAATTTGTCATGGTGTCGACGCCGACCGTGGCCGGCGCAAGTCGCATCGAGGCAGAATTTGAAAAAAGCGACAAGCGCGAGTATCATGTGCCGTGCCCTCATTGTGGTCACATGCAAACATTACGGTGGTCAAATGTTCATTGGGAAACCGACAAGCCGGAGACGGCATCTTATGCATGTGAGGAATGTGGCGGGCTGTGGTCTGACGCCGACCGCTTTCGAGCAGTAAGGCGGGGAGAGTGGCGAGCCACCGCGCCATTCGTCGAGACGGCGGGGTTTCGACTTAATGGGCTTTATAGCCCGTGGACGTCGCTTGAGAGTGCCGTTCGACAATTCCTCGTCGCCAAGCGCGACCCCGCGCAGCTCCGCGTATTCGTGAACACGTTTTTCGGGGAAGTCTACGAGGAAACAGGTGAAGGTGTTGACCAGCTCGACATCATGGCCAACATCGAGCCGGCATGGCAGAAATTACCAGAGGCCGGCGTCTTGATGACAGCCGGCGTCGACGTGCAGGATGACAGGCTTGAAAGTCAGGTCATCATGTGGTCGCGCGATGAAGAGGCGCACGTCGTCGACGTGCAGACGTTTATTGGCGACCCGTCATCTGCCGGTGTTTGGAGTGACCTCGATGCATATCTGGCAAACACATGGGAAACCGAAGATGGTCGCGAATTACCTATCCGCGCAGCGTGCGTCGACAGTGGCGGTCATCACACGCAAGCCGTGTATAAATTCTGCAAGCCTCGATATGGCCGGCGCATCTTTGCCATCAAAGGTGTCGGCGGTGAGGGCAAGGCAATCGTCGGTCGGCCATCAAAAAACAATCACATCAAATGCCCGCTGTTTCCGATTGGTGTCGACACTGCGAAAGAGACAATTTATTCGCGGCTGCAAATACGCGAGGCCGGCGCCGGATATATTCATTTTCCTGACACGCTTGACGAGGAATATTTCAAGCAGCTCACAGCGGAAAAGGTCGTCAAGAAATACCACAAGGGCTTTTATAAGCGCGAATGGGTAAAGACACGCCGACGCAATGAAGCGCTTGACACTTTCGTTTATGCATACGCTGCATTGAATTGTCTCGGTGTTTCGGTTAATCTAATTGCACAAAGGTCTATTCAGCGGGCGCAAAAGGCTGAAACCGAAGAGCCGAAACAACGGCGTCGTCGGGTTCAACAGCCAAGACGCGGCGGCGGTTTTGTTAATGGGTGGCGATAATGGCGCGCAAGGTAAGTTTCACAGGGCCGCGTGAAAAGATTAAAATCAGACGCAAAGGCAGACATGCGAAAAATGCAAAGCGTCGCGACAAGAAGCAAACTTTTTTCCCGTCGGGGGTGAACAGGTAGAACATGGCAAATCTTTTCGACGCAGCAAATGCCCCAACATCAGTGCCCGATGAATTCGTCGTCGGTGATTTTGTTCAATTTAAGCAGACGCAGTTTTCGGCAGACTATTCAAACAGTCTACACACGATGCGTCTGATTGCCCGCATCTCAACAGGCGGCAGCACTGAATTTACCGTCACGGCAACAGCAAGTGACAGCGATTATCTTTTCACAATCACCAGCGCGACATCGGGTGCATATACTGTCGGGCATTATCACTATCAAATCGAAATCGAGCGCAACAGCGACAATGAGCGCATCGTCGTCGACCGTGGTGAGTTTGATGTTCTCACAGATTTTGACAACAACGTCGACGCTCGCACGCATGCAGAAATCATGCTGCAAAAAATTGAAGCCATTCTCGAAGGTAAAGCCGACGCCGACGTCAGCTCTTACAGCATCAACGGTCGCAGCCTGAACAAGTTTTCACCCGACGAGCTGGTTAAATGGCGCGACTATTACAAGGCTGAGGTCGCCGCAGAGCGACGCAAGCAACGCATCAAGCACGGTAAGGGTGCCGGCTTTACAATTCTCGGAAGGTTTTAATCATGGGCGTGTTTGATTTTCTGCGCAGAAACGCAAACCAGAAAGTGCGTCGCAGCAAGCAACTGTCGAAGCGCAAATATGCAGCGGCAGACCAGAGCCGTTTATTTGCAGATTTTCGCATCTCAGAAACATCGGCTGACGACGAGCTGAAAAATGCCCTTGCGATATTGCGGTCACGCAGTCGCGACCTTGCCAGAAACAACGAATACGCCAAACGTTATCTTAACTTGATTAAGACAAACGTCGTCGGTGAGAACGGCTTCTCGCTGCAAGTGCGTGCGCGCAATGCTGACCGGTCGCTCGATGCAGCCGGCAACAAGATTATCGAGAACGCATTTGCCTCATGGGGCCGTGCCGGCAATCCTGAAATCAGCGGTCGCATGTCATGGCTCGATATGCAGCGCTTTGTCGCCGAGACGCTGGTGCGTGATGGCGAGGTTTTTATTCGCGTGCTGCGCGGCAAGTCGCTGTCTGACGGCATTGCGTTTCAGTTTGTCGAGAGCGACCTGATTGACGAGAAGAAAAACAGCACAGAAAAGAACGGCAACAAAGTGCGCATGGGCGTTGAGCTTGACGAATACCACCGACCGGTCGCGTATCATGTGTTTCAAAAGCACCCGAACGACACATATTCGAGCTATTACTCGAACAACACGCAGCGCCATGAGCGCGTTCCGGCCAGCGAAATGCTGCACATATTCATGCCAAGCCGCACGCATCAAAACCGCGGCGAGCCATTTATGGCGCCGGCGATGTCTGCAATGAAGATGCTGCATGGCTATCGCGAGGCAGAGCTGACCGCAGCTCGTGCAGCCGCATCGAAATTTGCCGTGCTGACGACGCAATCAGGCGACGACTTTGTCGGCGACGATATGATGGATGAGACACCTATCATCGACATGGAGCCGGCGTCAGTTTACGAGCTGCCGGCAAACATGGATTTGAAACTCATTGACCCGACGCACCCGACCAGCGCGTTCAGCGACTTTGAGAAAGCAGTTCTGCGCGGCATCGCATCAGGCTTAAATGTGTCTTACACCAGCCTGTCGAATGACCTGAGTGGCGTGTCATACTCGTCAATCAGGCAAGGAACCATCGAAGAGCGTGACCATTATCGCATGCTGCAAAAGTTTCTCATTCAGCATTTCTGCGAAAAGGTCTATCGCCTGTGGCTTCGCAGCGCTCTGGATTTTGGCAGCGTTCCTATCACTGAGAACAAGTTTGACAAATTCGCCGACAACTCAAACTGGCGCGGTCGCGGTTTCGCATGGGTTGACCCGCAGCGTGAAATTCAAGCTGCGGTCATCGGCATTTCAAATGGCCTTATCAGCATGAACGACGTGGCGGCAAACTATGGTCGCGACGTTGAAGAGCTGTTCGCACAGATACAATCAGACAAAGAAATGGCAGAGCGCTATGGTCTGAAAATGGCGTTTGAACCGTTTGGCACTAAAGCACCAGCGCAGCCTGATATAGAGGGCGGCGACGATGGCGACGTATAAACCGACCGACGGCATGAAAACTGCCGCCAAGCGCGCTCTAGAATGGCGCCGCGAATATGGTCGAGGTGGCACCGCTGTCGGTGTTGCCAGAGCGCGCGATATTGTCAACGGCAAGAGCTTGTCTGAGGACACAGTCAAGCGCATGTTTTCGTTTTTCAGCCGGCACGAAACAAACAAAGCAAAGCACTACGCATCAAAAGAAAGTGACGGCGGGCCTACAGCTTGGAGAATTGCGTGGGATTTGTGGGGCGGCAGCGGAGCATTCACATGGTCGCGCACTATCGTCGAGCGCTTGAAAAAGGAAGACGAAGAGCGTAACATTGCAAACAGTCAGCCAAAGGATGAGGCAAAAGACATGACAGATTTAAGAGAGACACCAGAAGAAGTGGTCGAGCTGCCGGAAGAAGAAATGGCAGAGCGTCACATTGTTGCTGTCGAAGAAACCGACGACACCGTCACCGTTACGTTTGAAAAACACGAAGAAGAGGCGGAAGAGCCTCGCGGATATGACGGCGAAGAAGTCGATGAGGAAGAGATGGAGCGAATGTTCGATGAGAAAATTCAGCTCCGCGCGATTGCCATTGAAGAGAAAGCAATCGATGAAGATACACGCCGCGTGCGGATTGCAGTCAGCTCTGAGGAGCCGGTTCGCCGTTCGTTTGGCAATGAAATTCTTGACCATAGCGAAAAAAGCATCGACCTGTCGTTCTTGAACAGCGGTCGTGCGCCATTGCTGGACGGGCATGACCCCAACCGGCAAATCGGTGTGGTGGAGAACGTAAGCCTCGACACCGACCGTCGTCTGCGGGCAGTGGTGCGTTTTAGTCGAAACGGACTGGGTAAAGAGGTTTTTGAGGATGTGGTCGATGGTATCAAGGCCAACATCTCAGTCGGCTACGAAGTAAGCCGAATGGTGCATGAAGGTGACGAGAATTATCGCGTCGTCGATTGGGCACCGCGTGAGGTATCGGTCGTTTCAATTCCAGCGGATACCACCGTCGGAATGGGGCGCTCAAAATCTCAATCAGAAACCCCTGAAACTGAAACTCAAATCGAAGAAAGGAAAGACGATATGTCTGAAGAAAAATTCGATATTGATGCAGTAAAAGCCGAAGTTCGTGAGGCAACCGCCAAAGAAGTTCGCGAAAACACTGCAAAAGAAGTCGCTCGCATTTATGAGCTTGGTGCACGTCACCAGCAAAGCGAGCTTGCTTCTAAAGCCGTCAACGACGGCAAATCACTTGATGAATTCCGCGGCGAGCTGTTGGAAGTCATCGGCAACAAGCCTTTGGAAAACACTGAAATCGGTCTGAACGAAAAAGAAGTTCGCCAATTCAGCGTTATGAAAGCAATCCGCGCATTGGCAAACCCTGCCGACGCTAAAGCACAAGCTGAAGCTCGTTTCGAGATGGAAGCCTCTGACGCTGCACAGCGTGCGACCGGCATGTCAGCTCGCGGCATTATGCTGCCCGCCGACGTTCTGCGCGGTTGGAACCAGCGTGACCTGAACAGCTCCGACGATAGCACTCTGATTGCAGAGGATTATCGCGGTGGTGATTTCATCGACGTTCTGCGCAACGCTTCAAGCGTTATGCAAGCCGGCGCGACCACCCTGCAAGGTCTGCAAGGCAATGTTGTCATTCCGAAGAAAACCGCTGCATCGGCTGCCGGTTGGATTGCCACCGAAGGTGGTGCCGCATCGGAAAGCGAAGCAACATTCGGTTCGGTCACAATGGCTCCGAAAGTGCTTGGCGCATTCACCGACATGACACGCATCATGCTTCAGCAATCATCTTTGGATGTTGAAAATCTGGTTCGTGCTGACTTGGCTGCTGGCATTGCAACGTCAATCGACGCCGGTGCTTTGGAAGGCTCTGGCTCATCTGGTCAGCCGACCGGCATTAAAAACACGTCGGGCATTAACAACCCGACTGATTTTGCTGCTGCAAATCCGACCTTTGCTGAAGTCGTCGCGATGGAAACTGCCGTCGCTGAGGACAACGCTCTGACCGGTTCGCTGGCATACATCCTGCCGGCCAGCATGTATGGTGCCCTCAAAACGGCAACGAAAGACAGCGGCTCGGGCCAGTTTGTCGTCGAGCCTGATGGCAACATCAACGGTTATCGCGCAATCGTGTCTAACCAAGTCACCGCTGGCGACTTGTATTTCGGCAACTTTGCTGATTTGCTTGTCGGCTTCTATGGTGGCCTCGACTTGACTGTCGACACGGCTGCTCTTGCCACCTCTGGTGGCATCCGCGTTATTGCCTTGCAAACGATGGACGTGGCTGTTCGCCATGCCGTTTCGTTCGCAGTCAACAACGACGGCGCATAAGCCAAATGATGCGGGGGGCGGCTTTGGTCGCTCCCCAAATCTTTTTTGAGGTGGAAAATGTTTTATAAAGTTTTGAAAAATACCGTCGCCGCCGGCCAGCCTGTCAAGACAGGCGATGTGGTCGAGCTTGGTGATGATGAGGGCCGCGCCCTGTTGAACATGGGCCGCGTTGTCGTGGTCGATGAGCCGAAAAAGAAAGCTGCGCCAAAGCGCACAACTCGTGTCGTCAAGGATTTGGAAACACCAGAGGGTGAATAATCATGGCTGTTGAGAGCGCCGCCGACCGTGCAATCTTTGTCAGCGCCGATGATTTCGGCGTGACGGCGTCTTATACGCCGACCGGTGGCAGCGCCTCAAACGTGAAAGGCATCTTTGACAACGAATATTTCGAGACAGACGCCGGCGGTGAGGTGGCGTTTGCACTACAGCAACCGATGTTTCATTGCCGCACGGCTGACGTATCAAGCGCCGCTGAGGGCGACGCAATCACCATCAACGCTGTCGCATATACCGTGCGCAATGTGCGCCCTGATGGCACCGGCATGACCATGCTGATTTTGGAAGAAAACTGATGGCACACGTCAGAAAAAGCATTCGTGATAACATCACGACGACCTTGACCGGCCTGACAACGACCGGCAGCAATGTGTTTCAGACGCGCCTGTTTCCGATTGAGGAAAGCAAGGTTCCGGCGCTGTGCATTTACACAAAGTCTGAGGAAAGCGAATATGCGACGCTGACGACACCGCGCACGCAGATGCGAGCGCTTGAGGTTATGGTCGAGGCGTATGTCAAAGGCACTGCAAATCTGGACAACACCATCGACACGATTGCTGTTGAGGTCGAGGAAGCGCTGGCAACAGACGTGACCCGCGGCGGTAATGCGAAAGACACACGCATCACATCGGTCGACATTGAGTTTAATGGAGACGCCGAGCAATCGGTGGCGGTGGCTAGGTTCACAGTCGCGGTTGATTATGCTACGGTCGAGAACGACATTGAAGCTGCTGTCTAAAAGGTGATGAAATGAAGCGCATCAAGCTATATAATGGGAATGACATCATTGAGGTGCACGAAGATAAGGCGCCGAAAATGATTTCTGCCGGCTGGTCGACAGACGAGCCAAAAAAAACGACGACCAAAAAGAAGGCCGTCAAAATTGAAACCAAAACCGAAAAGGATGACTAGCAATGGCAACGCATACCGGTTCTGAAGGAACGCTGAAAGTCGGCAGCAATGCCGTCGCAGAAATTCGTTCTTATACCATCAATGAAACAGGCGAGACGATTGAGGACACCAGCATGGGTGACACATCTCGCACCTTTAAGGCCGGCCTGAAAACTTTCACGGCCAGCGTCGAGGTGTTCTGGGATGAGACTGACACAACAGGGCAAGGCGCTCTTGATGTCGGCTCTGAAGTGACGCTCAATGTTTACCCTGAAGGTGACGCCTCTGGTGACACATATTACAGCGGCACATCAATCGTCACGGGCAAAACTGTCACAGGTTCTTTTGATGGTATGGTCGAAGCCAGCTTTGAATTGCAAGGCACAGGCGCTCTGACCGAAACAACTGTCTAATCTCGACTGAATAGGTGGCATGATGTCGAAACTTGGTGAACAAATACGCTCGAAAACCGTCTCACAAAGGAACCGCGTTGAGGTTCCTGAGTGGGGCGACGACGAGCCGATGGTGCTTTACAGCACGCCGCTTCTGGCCGGCGAGTTTAATCGTCTGCAAAAGAAGCATCCTGACTTTCTCAACAACATGACGATGGAAGGTCTGGTCGACCTTATCGTGATGAAGGCTCAGGATGCAGACGGCGAGAAATGCTTTGACCTCGAGGATAAGCCGGTGCTGATGCGTCAGCCGGTCAGCGTGGTCAGTAATGTGGCAGCGGCTCTGATGGGTGAATTGACCTCAATCGAGGACGCGGAAAAAAACTAAAGGGCGGTCACGAGCGCTTCTTTATGTTCGCGCTTGCTGACCGCTTGAATAAGACTGTCGCGGAGATTGAAGATTTGCCCTATACTGAGCTGGTTGAATGGGCTGCATATCTTGGGATAGTAAACGATGGCGCAAGAAAATCTTAATTTCCGCATTGTCGCGATTGACAAAACGAGGCAAGCATTTGCATCGGTGCGGGGTGGATTGCAGCGCGTTCAGAGAAGCGTTTTCAACGTTCGCAATGCCGTCGTCGCACTTGGTGGCGCACTTGCACTGAGGCAGTTTGCGCAAGACATTGACGATTTGGCCAAGCTGTCAGCTCGTCTCGATGTTCCAATTCAATCATTGCAGGAATTGAGATTTGCCGCAGCGCAGACCGGCACCGAGGCAACGCACCTGACGACCGGCTTTCAACGCTTCACAAAGTCAATCTCAGAGGCAAGCACCGGCCTATCAACGCCATTGCGTGCGTTTGAAGCGCTTGGCGTGCAAATCACAAACACCGACGGCACACTGCGCGGCACTGAGGAAATACTTAATGACGTCTCCGATGGCCTAGCAAACATGCAAAACCCTGCCGACAAGGTTCGCATTGCGTTTGACTTGTTTGGTAAAGCCGGCGCCGGCATGGTCAATATGCTGCAAGGCGGCTCTGGCAGATTGCAAGAAATGCGCGACCAATTCAATAATCTGACGATTGAATTGACCGGCGACCAAGCAAAGGCCGTCGAGGACGCGAATGACCGCTTTGATTTGCTGCGACGGATATTCAACTCAATCGGCCAACAGGTGACAGCGACAGTGCTGCCCGCATTGGCTGCTATTGCGACAACATTGACGACCGTAGTGATTGCCGCTATCGACCTCAGCATCAGCGCTGTTCGTGGCTTGATGAATTCATTTGTCAGCCTCTTCAATCTGTTAAGCGGGCCGAAGATTGGCGACCTTGAAAAGTTTTCATTCGGTGAAAAGTTTCAAGACCAAATCAGACAAATCGTCGTCGCGGCGCAAGGTATAGATGTCGCAACAGCGCCTCTTGAAAACCTAACAAGCACGCTGCCGGAAGGTTTTGACCGCACCGGAACAGCGACAGAGAAGGCGCTTGACGCTTTGAAAAAATACACCGTGGCGGCGCAAGAAACGCAAGCTGCGATGGCTAACATTGCGCTGAAGGGGCTGAAGAAGCTCGAAGATAGTCTGATTGGCGTCATAAACGGCACAATGTCAGCGAAAGATGCATTCAAGAGCATGGCGCAGTCAATCATCAATGACATCATTCGCATGCAAATTCAAAAATCAATCACCGGCCCGCTTGGTGCCGCATTGGGCGATTTACCGTTTTTCAAAGCTATCGGCGGGCCTGTTCAGGCTGGTGGCTCATATGTAGTCGGCGAGCGCGGCCCTGAGCTGTTCGTTCCTAATTCTGCCGGCACCATCGTTCCTAATAAGAACATGGGCGGCGGCGGTGTGACCGTCAATCAAACTGTCAACATATCGACCGGCGTCTCACAGACCGTGCGCGCTGAAATCACTCAGCTCATGCCGCAGATTGCAGAAGC